TTGTTATTTCCAATATGAGGGATAATCTCTACATCAAATCCCTGACCTAACAGTGAGAGAAATACATCATAATCCGCTTCATCTCCACCTAAGATAAAGCTATGAGTTTCCTTGTTAAATATTGGTAGCAGGTTACGGAAACCGTCTAACTGTTTACGAGTAATCTCAAACCGGCTGGTAATCACTGATATTTTCATGATTCAATAAACCTCTTTAACTTCTTTCTCTTGTTGATTTCCTGTAAAGCTGCAAAACGGTTATCTAAAAAAGCTAATTCTGGCCATACAGATAACCACCTATGGATAGTTAATGTATCTCCTACCCAGGTTTTGTTTCTGCCTAATATCTTGGCCAGATTCCTTACAGAGTGTGATTGTTTTTGTTTTATAAGTTCGTCATATACCTTCATTGTCCTATCTATTTCTTTGGTCCAATCATTTGTTGCTTTGGCTTCATCTACTAATCTAGCTAACTCTGAGTTCATACCGTAATCTTAGTGAGATATTCCCAAATGCCAAAGACTTTCATTAGCCAAATGATTGTTGCAATGATGGCTACAATATTAATTAGTTTGATATAGGAGGCTGCTATATAAGGTGGGCCATATCTATTTACCAAAGCCAGGAGAACGCCGATAACTACTAGAGTCAAAACTACTACTATTAGTGGCATTGTCTTTCTCCTTTTGAAGTGGGACTAAAGGGAATCGAACCCTTACTCTCTTTCGAGTGGTGCGGGTAATAGGACTCGAACCTATACTCCTTACGGAAGCGGTTCTTAAGACCGCTGTGTCTGCCAATTCCACCATACCCGCATATCCTTTTAATTGTTAGCTTTTCCGTTGCACTCTCTACTACAGAATGGACCAGACTTAACTTTGCCAGACTTAACTGCTGCTCTCCTTCTGTAAATTGATAACTTATCCATGATGAATGGATTGCCACAGTATGCACATATCATTTCTAAATACTGTGGTGTGTTTCTATCTAAATGTTTATGCGTATCTTTTTGTAGTACCTCAAGATTGTCATAGTCATTGTTAGTTTCATCCCCGTCTTTGTGGTGAACTTCCTCATCCTTATCTAAATACCTTTCTTCGTTTATTTCAACGATGTATTTAGGATAAGAAACTGTTAGTCGTAATCCACCAGGAAACAAGATAATAACATGTTGTCTATTATCAGCCTTCCTAGAATACGGACCATAAACTTTTCCGCCTTGATACGGTATCATAATTTTTTGTGCGTCTGCCAATTCCGCCATAGTCCCATGAGGTTTAACTACTCAGTTCTCTCTGAATAAATCCTTTCTAAAATGTCCTCTTGTTTGTCGCTTAATGTTCCGCTCCTTAGAAACTGTTTCTTTAGAGAGGCAACAAAATCCTCTTCCCAAGCAGTAAGATTAACACCATCCTTTTCTATGGAATCAAACCAATGTTGGAGTTTTGCCTTGTGTTTATCTTTCTCTTCCTGTTCACTCATACAAGGCCATTCAAAACAATAGAAGCATTGGCTGTCATTACTGCTTCTCTAATCTTTCTGATAGCAGTAGTCTTGTCTGCACTGTTAGGACAATGAGCTAGAATACAGTGAGCTAAATCGTGTGCTCTGTCCCTAATCTCTTTCATCTTACCTACTTGTTCTTCTGTAGGCGCGTGGTATTTGAATACTTCATCTATCATTCCGCTATCCATTGGCATTTTTACTCCTTGTTATACATGAAAAAGCCTAGTTCTTTTAATTGGAGAACTAGAAAGAACCAATCTTACTACTTACTCAGCGGTTGGCAAGCTAGCGTAATCATCAATCTGATTCACTGGCCTGTTATTGTAGGTACCACGAATCCAATGGGCAAGAAACTTCTTTCCTACCATAGTTCCCTTAGACAAACGAACGCTAAAAGAACCGTCTGGATTCTGTGGAAAACCACAAGCTTTAAGAAGCGAGTTCATCATTACCGGCAGCTTCTCATTGAAGTAGATAAAGGGATTTTCAAGCCCCTTATACTCTCCAGCAAAAACCTTGAAGGTAAGATGGACGTTCTTAGAGTCTCCAGTTTTGGTATCCTCTAAGGTAAAGTCAATGATTTCAGTCGGCAACCACGATGGTGCTGAAACCAATGCTGACTTAGAAATATCCTCTGCTGAGATAGACCAAACAATAGAATCTTCGCCATTTGACATTTTGTTCACCTCTGTGCCTTTTGTAATTGGCACCTTACATTATCCCTGCCCGCGGAATTGCGTGACTAGAGATAACTTCTTTGTTACTTAACTTTTGCTAGGCATACTAATTACTTGCCCAGGAACCTTCTCGCTTAAATACTCCTTAACACAATCATACAAACCTTTGTCTGTATAATCAATGTCCTTTGGAATATTTTTCAAAGCTGTTTTAGCTTCAAAGTAATCCTCAGACGGTCTTGGATAGCAGGTTCGCTTAATAACTGACCTGCCAGAGTTATCACTATCTACTCTGTAATCGAAGTACCAAACTTCGTCAAAGTAAGTAGGGATAATTGACTCAATCTTAGGACCAAAAGTTGTAATTGAAGTGTATTTGGTTGCCTTGTTATTACTGCCAATCAACGTTCTTTGAACCGGGTGGGCAGTAAGAAACAAGTTACATTTGAGAGAACGTAATGATTCCAGCAACGTAGAAATTACCATTGCTTCACCATTAAATTCGTCCCAAGTAGGAACCATGATTCCGCCTGAAGTAATCTTTGCACTATCTACTTTTTTAGTAGGGTCAAAATGCTGGAAAGAACCCTTAACTAGCATCTGCATTACTACAGTGCAAGTAGAAAGAGATGTTACTCCATCGAGAATGATATTCTGGTAGGGATTGTATTGAGCGAGACTTGCAATTAGCGGTTTGAAAACGGTCCAGAAGTTATTGGGGTTAATTTCTTCTACTACAAAATCCCCTGCTGCAACTCTTTCTGGATACCAGTCAATGATAGGCTTATGTCTACCATCAAAATCCAATATTAAAGTTTTACCGGGCCATGATGCTGCTGCAATAGTTTTTCCTCTTCCTGTTCCACCTACTAATAGAGCACGAAAATACGATTCATATTTAGCACTGTTTAGATTGGTTGCCATTGTTTACTCTTCCTCTATAAAGACATCTAACAAATCGGTTGGATAGAACCTAATATACTTTGTTCCACCTTCTACAAACTGTCCTGATAACTCTATTAGGCCAGCCGGCTGAAGTCTTACTTTAGATACAGTATATTTATCTACTCCTACTACTTCTCTGTTCTTGTTGTATCTCTTTACTCTTACTACCATCCTTTTCTCTTTGCCTAGAGCTTCTATGGTCTGATTCATGAGATTCCTTTATCAAAGCTTCTAGTTGGTTTACTATCAATGTTACTTTGTACTTCAATCTTTCTCTATCCTCGTTTACTAACACGGCTCCTTGATTTGCTATATCATTACTTAGTCTGTTGCAACTCTGAATAATCATCTCTACTTTGTTTAACTCTAACAGTCTCATATAAACTCCTTTGGCTCTTTTAGAACAATAGTATGTGCTAATTTACCTATTCCTCTAGCAAACTTAACAGTCCAACAACCTCCTGACTTTATATGTTCATCCGTTTTACAGTGATAACAAAACTTCTCGAATCCTCTTTCTTTATAGCCGGGTGGAAGTTTCTCTACTGTAATACAAATTACTACATCAGAATTCATTGCTATCAGAATGTTTCTGGCTTTATATCCTTCCCAGTTTCTAGTCTTTGGTAGATACTCTTCTGTATATTTACCTGCTAACTTAGCTTCTTCAATAGCCCATATATCAATTCCCCCTAAATGGCAACCGCCTGATACTACTTTACTGTAACCAACAATAAGATTTCTTATAGTGAGTTTGGCAGCTATCTGATTATCAATAGTAAACTTAGCTGCTTCTGAGCCTACTATTCCTATTGTCATTTTTCTATCTCAGATACTTTTTTAAGTAGCACTATCATTTCAGGCGTCATTAGTTTACTTAGTTGACTAATAACGACTACTAACTCTCCAAGAGGTTTAGTTAAATCAGTTAATTGCCTAAACTGGCTAATATGAGAAATGATATGTTGAGTCTCTGTAGCAAAAGACATCCTAACATTACGGACATCTTTTAGATAAGCATTCATTAAGGGCAGTAATGTTTCGGCAGCATTTGTTAGTTCTTTCTCAAGCTGCTCTACACTATTCAGAATCTTAGTTCCATCTTCTACTTTAGACATTATATATCCTTTGGATACATGTTCTCCATTAACTCGCTTAAATCATCAAGAGCACTCTTAATCTTTTCCTTCTTAACTGCCTTAACTGTAACACGGCTCTTTGTACAATCGTCACAATGAGGCCGCTCCATTACTTTCTTATTAGTTCCTTTCAGTTTGCGGTATGACATTTGAAACGGTCTATCACAACGATTGCACTCAGAAATCTTACCGTCTATTAGTTCGATTCTGATATGGTGAGAGCAATCCTGTTTAATGCACACGTAGACATAGTAGGGAGGTTTTGTTTTATCCCTTGATAGGTTCTTTAATCTATATTTATGATAGTGCTTAGTCAACTTACTCTCCGTTCTCTGTTACTTCTTCTAGTTTATTGCCAACACTCCAAGCCGGCCCAATGTGAAACTCATCTTGAATCTTTCGGAGCATAATTTCATCGTTCTCCGAATTACAAATCTTGTTATACTGACACTTAACACACTGGCTAATGCCTAAAGGTGGAGTTTTCAAATGAGATTGAGGCCAGATATTATTCTGAATATTGTAATCCAGAATCTTTGCCCACATAATAGTATTCTTAATCCATCGGTCCTTTACTCCTTCTCCAATAGGAATAGGTACTCTTCTAAATCTCTTCTCTGGCGGATAAGACTTCTGTAATCCTACCTCATTGATGTAAACCAGATTAGAGTTAGAATAAACGCTATAACCAAGGAGTTGATTATCCAAACCAATATAGTCCGCTCTTGCTTGTCTCCATTTGTGGTCATAAACTGATTCACCTAATACGGGAAACTCTGCATGTAAATCAATCTTGCCTTCATAAAGAACGATTAAATCATCGTCCTCATAAATGACCATTGAAAAGGATTCTTCTACACCAAGTATCTTAATGCCATCGTACTTATAATACTCCGTGTAATCAAAGAAGTTCTTGATAATCCATTCTGCCGTTTGTAAATCAATGTGGAGTTTCTGGTAATGTTCTCTACCATTCTCCGCAGACTGTTTAACGGCATCGTCCCAAGAAACTCCTCTTTGTAATAGCTTGTAGTAAATCTCAAGAAGAGTATGACCTAAATCTCCACGTTCCATTGGAGCTATGATTTCATTAGGTCTATAGTTCTTAATGAAGTTTAGGAAAGTATAGAACCCACATTTCTGAATTGCATCTAAGATTTGTGAGTCTAATGCCAGGATTCTTTTCT